TGCTGCCGCCGCTGCCTACGCTACCCGCGCTGCCTACGCTGCTGCCCGCGTGGAGCACTGTCAGATTATTCGTGAGGTTGTGCCGGAGTGCTTGCAACCATGACTGACGCTTTGAATGTTGGTGAAAAGGTCCGCATCCACACCGATACGGTCGATGAATTTCACGAGGTCGTCGAGCACTACGAAAACCTCGGCTACCACATTGTTGAGTATTGGCGCGATGCGACAGGTGCTTGCACCGCTGTCATGGAGATCAGGTGATGACCGCTAACAAGTTCGATGATGGAAAGTCCTCCTGGTCGCTCCTCCCCGTCGAGTCCATGCGTGAACTCGTTCGCGTGTACGACATCGGGGCGAAAAAGTACGACCGGGAGAATTGGCGCAAGGGCATGGAGTGGCACCGGTTGTTCGACGCCATGATGCGTCACGCTTGGGCGTGGTGGGGTGGTGAGAAGCGTGACCCGGTTGACGGTCAGCATCATCTGGCAAGCGTGGCTTGGTGCGCCCTGAGCCTCATGTGGTATGAGATCAAGAGTGTCGGGACTGACGACCGCTACGGTGTGCGCCCTCACCCGCTTGCCGGTGATCCCATCGAGGAGCAGACGTTCGGATGAGGCCGTTCAGGACGCTGAAAGTTCCGGTCAAGGTCCATCCGCTCGTGAAGTTCATCTATGTGGAGATGAATCGTCAGCGGGTCGGTATCCAGGATTTGTCGGAACGCGCTGGTCTTGGTGAGGGAACCATCACCAAGTGGAAGAAGAACCGTTCTCCCCAGATTGAGGCGCTTGAAGCAGCAATCAATGCTCTGGGGTATGACCTGACAGTGAGGGTGCAACGTGACAATTGACAACCAACCCATAACCGAGCATCATGCTGAGACGAGCTTAGAAAACTCGGTGTAGTGGACACTCTCCCAGAATTAGATGTGTCCAGGGTCGATACGTGAATGTCCAAGGCGCTTGCGCCCAAAGACGCATCGGCACGCTCCGCTACCGTGTTTTCTAGCCCTGGACGCTAATTTCTGGAGTGAGTGATGTGGAACAATCTGATGAGATATCTCGCATAACGGCAGAACGTGATGACTACAAGAGTCGCTGGGAGGCTGCTCGTCAGCGTGCTGATTGTGTCGAAGCGAGGTTGGCGCACGCTGAAATGCGTATCGGTCGGGAAAACCGACGAAGCAGATCGCCCATGACCTGGACGTGTCGCCCGCCACGATTTATTCGACGCTGCGGCGTCATGGAGTTCCGTTGAGGAGGGGCAAATAAGAGCCGAGGTCCGCAAGGTGGTGACGTATCAGTTGCCGCCGTCCTATTGCAGTGGTGCCGCCCGCACTCTCACCCGCTACATCCACGCCAGATTGAAGGAGTATGTCGATGCCCAACAATGACAACCTGATCAAGCGACTGCGTTACGGCTGCCTCGGTGACTTGCGGGACGATGGTTCGTGGGAAGTTGATGTTGAGACCGTGAACGCGCTGATGGCTGAAGTCGCCACCCGCATCGGGGAGTTGGGGTGTGAACGGGACGACTATAAAGCGCGGTGGGAGGCGGTTTCAGACAGATGTAATGCGGCTTTGTTCGATCTGAAATATGCCCGGCAGCTAGTGGAACGCCTGACTCTCCGCGCTGAGAAGGCTGAAGCTGTGCTTGCTCACGCCGAGTCTGATTACAAACGTATGGGTGACGAACTCCTTGAGGTCGCCCATCGGTCCTGCGAGCGTCAGATGCAACTGGAGACGGTTACTGCTCAACTCATCATCGCTCGCGCCGAACTCGCTGTTGCACGGGAGCCGAAGCAATGAGACACGACACAGAGTGCCCGTACTGCGGTGAGGGGCAGGACATCAACCACGATGATGGGTACGGGTATGCGGAAGACAGGCGCTACGAACAGGAGTGTCCGTATTGCTGCAAGACATTCGTCTTCGAAACGCACTACACCACCTATTACACCGTGAACAAAGCCGACTGTCTGAACGGTGCAGAACATCGACTTGAGTCTGTGTTTCATGTCCCGAATCACTGGCCGAATTGGGTTCGGTGCAAGGATTGTGGATACGAGAATAGAGGGGAGGTCAAGAATGACTGACGACTTGATCAAGCGGCTGCGTGATGCGGATGACGTTCGTGGATGGAATGTCCGGCAGGATGCTGCTGACCGTATCGAGGAGTTGGAAAAGGCCCGTGATATGTGGATGGAACGGGTTGATGTCGTTTCGGGGGAGTTGGACTACGAGCAGGAGGGTTCCCTACAACTTGCTGGTTTGCTCAAGAAAGCAGAAGCCGACCTCGCCGCTGCGCGGGCTGCGTTGCGGTTCACTTGCAATCCGTTCAGAACCAACTCTGAAAACCTCACTATCGAAGCCGAACTCACCAAGGCGCGGGAGGCACTGTGATGACTATACAATACAGCGTGATCAGCATCCCTTTCCTGAAGCCCGGAGCGTTCACGGAGCGGAAGGCTCTTGACGCTTTCGAGTGGTGCAAGGTGAATTGCGAGAACAGGTTCAGAGGGTCCGATCTGCATCCGTGGGCGTTCCTTAGCGAGAAAGACGCCGTGGCGTTCAGCGAAAAGTTCGGCGGAACGGTAAGGTGTGTGCGAACCGAGGGAATAGAATGATGAAACTATATCTGATTGAACCGATCTTGGGCAACGACAAGTGGGAACCCTGGTACGACGAACTGCATGGCATGGTGGTTCGGTGTGAATCTGAGGATCGTTGTCGGCAGATCGCTAATCGTGAGGGTGCCGATGAGATACGCAGGGTGGTCGATTATTCGCTACCGGTTGCGAAGCGACCCGTAATTTATTCACCGTGGCTCGACCCGGAAGCGACCCGAGTGACCGAGATCACCAACGATGGTGAGGAGGAAATCATACTGAGGGACTTCAATGCTGGTTAGTCACACCGATAATCAAGGAGCGTGGTGAATGCAGACCAGACTGATGTCATGGGTTGAAACGGTGGTCAGCACTGCGAGCGGGTTCGTTGTCTCGTATCTGATCACTCTGTTTCTGCTTCCCGCGATGGGGTTCCCTGTCAGTCACGGGCAGAGTCTCGGGATCGTCAGCATCTACACCGTCGCTTCTCTGGTCCGCTCGTATGTAGTCAGAAGGATGTTTTCGAGATGAAACTAATGATGGGTGATTGTCTGGAATTGATGGCGGACATTCCTGACGGCAGTGTCGATATGATCCTGTGTGACTTACCGTATGGGACTACCGCTTGCAAATGGGACTCGGTGATTCCGTTCGAGCCGCTGTGGGCGCATTATCGTCGGTTAGCCCGTCCCGGCGCGGCAATAGTCCTCACTGCGAGTCAACCGTTCACGTCCGCGTTGGTGATGAGTAATGTCAAGCAATTCCGCCATGAGTGGGTGTGGTTGAAGAACCGTGGAACGAACCCTTTATTGTCTAAGATAGCTCCGATGAAACGACATGAAAGCGTTTTGGTGTTCGGCGTAACGTCCGTCACGTATCTCCCTCAGATGCGAGAGGGGAAGTCGTACAAGGGTTTCGCCTCCGATGTCTCCAAGATCGGGGAGGTTTATCGGTCTCTACGAAGTGAACATCGTGACAACCCTGAAGGACACCTCCTCCCTATCACCCCTCTGGAATTTAAATGTGAGTTCGGTCACCACCCCACCCAGAAACCCGTCGCGCTCATGGAATATCTGATCAAGACCTACACCAATCCAGGAGATGTGGTGATGGATAATTGTATGGGTTCGGGCACCACGGGGGTTGCTTGCGTCAACACCGACCGGGGGTTTATTGGGATTGAGCGTGACCCTGAGTACTTCAACATATCGCAGGTCAGGATCACCGAAGCATTGGTGAATCGGATGTCCGTCGCATGACCCTCACCCACACCGATAAGGCCAACCGCTACATCCAGGGTGTCCTATCCAGGGACATCCTGGCGTGCAAGTGGATCAAACTGGCGTGTCAGCGTCAGGTGGATGACCTCGCCCGCACCGACTGGCAGTATGTCTACGACCCTGCGAAGGGCGACCGCATCTGCAAGTTCATCGAGTTGTTCCAGCACACCAAGGGTGAGTGGGCGAGCAGGCGAGAGAACATCCGGCTGGAGGATTGGCAGTGCTTCCTGCTGACCACCATCTTCGGCTGGGTCCACAAGGACACCGGGAAGCGGCGCTTCCGCAAGGCGATGATCATCACACCCAGGAAGAGTGGAAAGTCGATTTTAGGTGCTGGTGTGGGCCTATATATGCTTGCTGCTGACGGGGAATCGGGTAGTGAGGTGTATTGCGGAGCCACATCGGAGAAGCAGGCTTGGGAGGTGTTCCGTCCCGCTAAGTTGATGGCGGCTCAGAACCCGGCGTTCCTCAAGCAGTTCAGCGTGGCTGTGAATGCTTCCAACATCAACGTACTCAAGAATGCGTCTCGCTTCGAACCACTGATTGGTAATCCTGGCGACGGCTCGTCACCACATCTCGCCATCCTGGACGAGTACCACGAGCATCAGACACCCAATGCGCATGATACGATGGTCACGGGCATGGGTGCGCGGTCGCAACCCATGATGTTCATCATCACCACGGCGGGTGATAACCTCGCCGGTCCCTGTTACGATGAAATCATCACCATGCGTCGCATCATGGACAAGGTTATCACGGGTGAAGACCGCTTCTACGCCGAGTGGACGATTGATGCTGACATGGACTGGCAGACCGATGCTGCTCTGCGTATGGCGAACCCCAATTATGACGTGTCGGTGAGTGGTGAGTTCCTGCGCACCCGTCAGAAAGAGGCGATTGAGAACGCTCGGCATCAGAACATCTTCAAAACCAAACATCTAAACGTGTGGTGTAGCTCCCGCAGCGCATATTTCAACATGCAGAAGTGGGCAGATTGCGCCGATTCGAGCCTGAATCTGGAGGATTTTGAGGGTCAGGACTGCTATTTGGCGCTGGATTTGGCGTCAAAAGTGGATATTTCGGCCAAAATGCTCATTTTTCCGCTCGACGACGGGTGTTTTGCGGTGTTCGGTACGTACTATTTGCCCGAAGGCACCGTAGAACGCACCGCAAACACCCATTACACTGGCTGGGTTAACTCTGGTCAAATGGTGACGACGGACGGTGACATGATCGACATGGACCGCATCGAGCAGGACATTCTTGATGATTGTCGGCGGTTCACCGTGCGGGAAGTGGTCTATGATCCGTTCCAGGCCACCATGCTCGTCACCCATCTCCAAAATGAGGGTGTGACCTGTGTGGAATACCGCGCCACAGTGCAGTTCATGTCCGAACCGACCAAGAATCTCGACGGATTGATCGTTGCGGGTAAGATAAAGCATGACGGAGACCCGGTTCTGACGTGGATGATGAGCAATGTGGTGTGTCGTGTCGATGCGAAGGATTGCGTCTACCCGGTCAAGGAGCGTGCTGAGAACAAGATCGACGGTGCCATTGCTCTCATCATGGGGCTCGGTCGCGCCATGACGGGCGATGATGTGAGCGGGTCCGTTTACGATGGTGATGACTTTACGCTGTTCCTGTAGTATCGTCCCGACCGGAGTATTATGCAGAGGTGTCCGCTGTGTCCTTCATTGATCGCTTCAAAGGACTGTTCGCACGGTCTACTTCGCATGTTCCCGACCCTTCTGACGGGACCGGGATCGTCACCCCGCGTCTGACGGGTGTCCCTGTCAACACCACCAACGCGCTGACCAGTAGCGCAGTGTGGGGATGTGTCCGGTATCTGTCTCAGACTGTGGCGCAAGTCCCGTGGTCGGTCTATCAGGACGGTGCGACCCGCAAGGAGATGAAGACCCATCCGAGTTACTGGGTGCTGCATAACCGCGTCAACCCGTTTATGTCGTCGTTCCAGTTCCGGGAATATATGATGGCGTGTTCCCTGCTGCACGGTAATGGATACGCTGAGATCGAGCGTGATCGGGCGGGGCGGGTCATCGCCATGTGGCCCATTGCTCCCGAGCGCGTCTCACCGGAATGGGACAACGCGGGCAATCTGGTCTACAAGATCAGTAATGGTGTTGACGGCACCATCATCCTCCAGTCGAATGACGTGTTCCATTTGCGCGGTTTGGGGAACGAGGTCGTCGGTTACGCGGTGATCGAGTTTGCCGCCATCACGCTGGGTATCACGCTCGCCACTGACCGCTTCGGTGCTGCTTTCTACGGCAACGCCACTGTGTTATCCGGTGTGCTTGAGCATCCCGGCAAGCTCAGTGCTGAGGCGTTCGATCGTCTTGAGGAGAAGTTCGCCAAGCGCAAGGCCGGTGTCACCAATGTCGGTCGGACGCTCATTCTTCAAGAGGGTATGACGTGGAAGCCCATGGCGATCCCGCCGGAACAGGCACAGTTTCTTGAAACTCGTCAGTTCCAGGTGGTTGACGTCTGCCGGTTCTTCGGCGTTCCCCCTCATAAGGTTGCAAGCCTCGAACGCGCCACGTTCAGCAACATTGAGCACCAAGCCATTGAGGGTCAAGCGGTTCGAGGATGAGGCCGATTACAAGTTGTTCGGTCGCAATCGTGGCGGCTTCTACACCAAGATGAACCTGAACGGTCTCATGCGTGGTGACGCCAAGTCCCGCGCCGAATACTACTCGTTGATGCGCAACATGGGTGTGGTCAGCACCAATGAGATTCGCTCGCTGGAAGACTTGGACGGTATCGGCCCCGAGGGCGATAAGTACGTCATGCAGATGAATATGACCACGCTTGAGCGTATCGGTGAGGTCGAGCCTGAGCCACCCGAGCCGCCTGAGCCGGAGGATGACTCCGAGATCATGGCTTTCGTGAACAAGGTGCTCGCCCGCCATGAATAAAGTCGATCAGGCTCTCGTCATCGCCGCCAAGGCGCTTGACCGCAGTATGGTTCCCGGTCCCCAGGGCGCTGCGGGCGCTAACGGTGCCCCTGGCCCCCAGGGCGCTGCGGGTGCTGACGGCAAGGACGGTGCCCCTGGCCCCCAGGGTGAGCCGGGTGCTGACGGTGCCCCTGGCCCCCAGGGCGCTGCGGGTGCTGACGGCAAGGACGGTGCTGACGGTCGGGACGGTGCCCCTGGCCCCCAGGGCGCTGCGGGTAAGGACGGTAAGGACGGGCGGGACGGTGCCCCTGGCCCCCAGGGCGAGCCGGGTGCTGACGGGCGTGACGGTGCCCCTGGCCCCCAGGGCGAGCCGGGTGTTGATGGTGCCCCTGGCCCCCAGGGTGAGCCGGGTAAGGACGGCAATGACGGGCGTGACGGTGCCCCTGGCCCCCAGGGCGATGCGGGCAGGGACGGGCGTGATGGCGCCCCTGGCCCCCAGGGCGATGCGGGCAGGGACGGGCGTGATGGTGATTGGGGGCGTATGGAGGTTGACACCGAGGGCGACCTGATCGGTGTGCGCTACAACGGCTCTGTTCAGAACCTCGGTCATGTGGTTGGTCCGCAGGGTGATACAGGCCCCGTTGGCCCCAAGGGAGACCGTGGCGATACCGGTCCCAAGGGTGACAAGGGTGACAAGGGCGAGACTGGCGAGCGCGGTCCTATGGGTCGGCGCGGCGACACCGGGCGCGGTTGGGATTGGCTCGGTAAGTGGCAGTCGGATGTCCGCTACGAATCGACAGGTGATTGGCAGGTCGTGAACCATAAGGGTTCCGCCTATATATGCACGTCTCCGGTGATCGGCGTCGAGCCGGGAACGAAGATGGCTACCGGGTCGTGGGATTTGTTTGCGGAACGGGGTGCTGAGGGCAAGCCGGGACGCGATGGTCTCCCTGGTGGTGGTCAGGACGGTGAGGCGGGCACCATCTCGATCTATGACGAGAGCCTTGCTGTGCTTCTCACCGCGTCTCGCCTGAACTTCCGGGGTGCTGATGTCATCGCAATGGCTTCCGCAATCCCCGGTCAGGTCGATGTGTACGTCCCGAGCATCACCTTTGCCCCCTCCTTCGCGGCTACGGTGATCGGTGGACCGTTCAACGGTCTCAGCGCCGTTGAGAAGGGTGCGACGTTTGGTGGTGTGAACCTCCCGTGGGCGACGAACAATGTCGCCGCGTTCCCGCTCGACAACGCCACCAACATCACCATGAACGGTGGTGCCATCGTCCTTGACGGCGGCTGGACGGTGACGGGTGGTGGCACTTACTCGGCGGCTCTCAGTGAAGGTGTCATCGGCACCGGATTCGCCGTCACGCTCCATTCCACCACATTGCAGGCAACCGTGAGTGCAAACATCTCGTTCCAGTGGCGGGCATTCCACTTCAAGTCGCTCACCGCTGCCGGTATGACTGAGTTGGAGGTTGAAGCGTCGGGCGGGTCGCTTCAGGCGGCTCGTACCGGCAATCGCGCCTTCTGGTCAACCGGCACCCCTGAGTATCTGTGGGTTTGCTACGCGCAGCCGCTCGGTGTGACCAACACCGCGACAGGCTTCGTCAACGTCGCCAACAACTTCGCGGTGCCGTTCCAGGCCGCTGAGGTCGTTGCTCTGACGAACGCCTACGGTGACACGACCAACTACCTGTGCTATAGGTCCACCAACCCGACAGCCGGCGCTGTCACAGTGAACGTGGTGTAGCATGGCGAGTATCCCCGGCGGCGTTCCTGTACTCGGGTTCATGTCACCCAACGATGACTTGGATACCTACCCCGTCATCGACCCCATCTATGGTATCGACGGGCTGCGGTCTGTTGCGGACAACACCGAGCGCGACGCCATTACGGCGCAGCGTCGGCGCGAAGGGATGCTCGTCTATACTCAGGACAGCAACACGTATTGGCAACTCGCCGCCGATCTGACCACATGGGTTGAGACCAATATAGGTGTCGATCCTCTGGACCATATTGACTTCGCTGAGACGCCCGTCGTGACCGGTCAGCCTCGCCGTCTGATGTGGAATGCCACGGATGGAACACTCGATCTCGGCATGAACAACGGGAACGTGACGCAGCAGATCGGTCTGGAGCAGTTTTATCGGGTCAAGGCGTCCGCTGCGATCACCAATGGTCAGTGCGTCATGGCGACGGGCACGCAGGGCAATTCCGGTGTGATCCTCGCTGCACCATCTCTCAACCCCGCGTCTCCCGAGTACATCATCGGTGTGGCGACCGAAGACATTGCTCTGGGTGATTTCGGGTTCATCACTTGCTTCGGCAAGGTTCGTGGTATCCAGACCAACGGCGCGAATTACGGTGAAACGTGGGTGGACGGAACAGTCCTCTACGCCAATACCGCTTCCGCTGGCCGGATGACCAGCACTCGTCCTGATGTCGATCCGGTCATCGTTGCAATCGTCGTCAATGCTCACGGCAGTAATGGTGAGCTTTTCATTCGCGTCACCCATGACGGTGTGCGATGGGATCGGGTGTCGGGCAAACCCACCACAAGTTACGTTGCGACTTTCAACGCGACGACGGATTGGGGTTCTGCCAGCGGTGGTTATTACACAATCACCATTGCCGCCGCGACACATGCTTTGACGAACACCCCCAGCATCGTTCAAATATACGAGTTGGTCGGATCGGATTATGATCTGGTCAATGTGGATAGGGTTCGTATCGCGTCGAACGGTGACGTGTCGATCAGAGTTGTAAGCAGTCCCGATCTGCGGTTCGCAGGTCGTATATCAATCGCGTGAGCAGGGATCAGTCATGACCCATGAAGTCAAGGGTGCGTTGAAATCCGATACCATGGGTGTCAGCGACGATTCCGGCTGGACTATCGGCACATCCCCAACGCCCACCGCAGTGGCGAGTGACACGGGCGGCACCGTTGCTGCTGGGACGTATTATTTCAAGATTTCGACCACGTTCAGGGGCGGAAATGCTCCGGCAGGTGCGGAAAGCACGGCGGCAACCGTGACGACTTCGACAGGAAGCATTGCGATCTCGTGGACTCCTGTCGCCGGTGCGAGTTTCTACAATATCTACCGAACGACCGTCTCCGGTACATATACGACGCCGACGCTCATTGCTACGACGTCCGGATCGTCATTCACTTGGACGGATGGAGTGGCGACTGGCGGGATTCCTAACCCGACAGCGATACAGATTTTTTCCGGCGGACGTGCGGCGGTCAATGACATTTTCACGACGAGCGGCGTCCAATACTCCTCCGCCACGATCAACAGCGTCTCCGGCCTCACTGCGAACGACACGAACATAACGAACGGCCTTGCTGTCAGAAAGACCGTCCAGGCGTCATCAACGTATAATCATGGAGTAAATCGGGGTATTTTTGTAAACAATAGTTTCTTCGGCTCCGGAAGCTGCGGAAATATGCAGTCCGGAAACTTTCAGCTTTCATATGGTGGGTCAGGAAGCAGCATTGGCTCACTTGTTAGCGTCGTCGGGACGACTTCATTTAACGGAACGACTACAGGAACAACCTCAATTGTTTCTGGTGTCCAGGGCATAGCCAACGTTTTGTCGGCTGGAAGGGCGACAAACATCTACGGCGGTCAGTTCTCTGGGCAGCTTTTCTCATCTGGATCGCAGAATCCGACAGCCGGAACGATCTACGGCGTTCGCGCTGAAGCCTCTCACGCATCGACCGGAAAGACCGTCGATGCGATGTATGGGACATACGGGCTCGCGAACGCCACGTCAAACGGCGGCGCGGCAACCCGCATCCAAGGCGGCTTCTTCCAGGCCAGCGTCGGTAACGGGACCGGCGGCGCTGCTGTGACCGCCCCGACACATCGGGGGGTGGAAGGGTGGGCATATGTCAACTCCACCGGTGTCGTCGGCTATTCTTATGGTGGGCTGTTCACGGCAACCATCGACGGCACCGTCTCGACCGAAGTCCAAGCGATATCGGGCGTAGTGTACAACCAAAGCACCGTGGCGACTGTCCCGCTTATTTACGGTACTCGCATCTCTGTTGTGAATCAGCAGACCGCGACATCGGTTTATGGTGGTATCACAGAGACGCTGCATGACGGCGCTACCGCGATGTCCTTCGCTGCGGGGTTTTCCACCAACGTACAGGTTAGGAACGCTGCCGGTTCTGTCGGGACGGCGAAAGGTCTTGAATCCAGCGTACTGATCACGTCAGGGGGTGTGATCAATGATGGTTACGGGCTGTACATCGGCGCTGTTCAAGCTACGAACGCTTGGGGCATTTGGCAATCCACTGATTCGATCAAGAACTATTTCGCATCCAAGACTCTAATCGGTCGCACGTCGGATGACGGCTCCGTTCTCCAGGTTGAAGGTGCTTTGTCATCAACATCACTCCGTGTTCAGGCTTATGGTGACGGGTCGATCTATCCTACCCTTTCTAGGGATAGTGACGGTGGTCTCATCATCGATTCGTATGACGGCGGCGGTCTCTACGGTGGTCATATCATAAAAGTCGGTGCTGCCGAGACGGCTCGTTTTGCAGGCACTGGGGACCTGCTCGTCGGTACGACGGTCAATGATGAGGGCGCTCGTGTCAAGGCGTATCGTAATGACGGCAGCACCACGGCACCGATCTTGTCGGCTGAGGCTGATGTGGGGTCATTCACCGGCGCGAGTGTCGAGGCTCGTAATACACTGGGTGCGTCAGGCACTTACGATCTGTTTCGCGGTGTTGTGGATTCCGACGCTGATGCTGGCGGTCCGTTTACAGTATTCCGCGTAAGTGGTGACGGTGTTATCCATACGACCGGCGTGAGACTCGCCACCGCCACTAAGACCGCGAACTACACCGTCCTCAGCACGGACTATACGATCCGGGCGGACGCTACGGGTGGCGCTGTCACCATCACACTGCCTGACGCGGGTGGTGTGGCAGGGCAGGTGTTCTGTGTCAAGAAAGTGGACCCGACGAGTAATACTGTGAACATCGCCACGACCTCGGCGCAGACCATTGACGACGAGACGGGTGTTGCGGTGTATCTCAAAGGTACGTCGATCACCGTGCAATCCAACGGCACCAACTGGGATATTCTGTGATGACCTACACTCCGAACACCCTGGTTCCGACCGAGTTTCAGATGGCCTACTACGGGCAGATTGGCGGCAAGACTGCCAAGGTGTACCGTGTCATGGGTTCGCGCAGTCAGGGGTGGACATCCACAACCGCGTTTGGTGATGCCTGTGAATACCTGGACAATACCCAGGCGCTTATGAACACTCCGACCGCAGGGCAAACTCTGTATCTCAGGTCATCGAGCGCAAGCGACGCTGCCGCCGGTACGGGTGTGCGCACGGTGCGCATCGTGTATCTCGACGCTGCCGGTGTGCAGCAGGTTCGGACGGACACTCTCACGGGCACCACACCGGTCAGCATCGGCACGGGGTATTCGTTCATTCAGTGGATGGAGTCTGAAGCTATCGGCTCGACGGGTGTCGCCGCCGGGACGATCAGCCTGTCGTCCACAAACGGCGTACCCACGGTCGCCACCACGTTCGATCAGATCGCCCCCGGTGGCGGACGGTCATTGAGCGGTCGCTACAAGATTCCCACGGCTCACAGTGGATATATGATCTCGTGGGCTGCCAACGCCATCAACAATACAATGGATGTTCGGCTCCGGGCCGATGTGTTTGCCGACGACCGCACCACTCTTGCCAATGGTGCCTATCACTTCCAGGACAGGTTGTTCTTGGGTGCCAACACCAATGATGGCGCTTCTGGTGGTTGGTTGAAGTATCCCGCCGGTTCCACGATCAAGATTGCTGCAATACCCGGCGCAACAGCCACCGCCAACCGCCTCGACTGTGATATGTTGATTGCGGTTGTTGCGGACTAGTGGTATTAAGCGTGCGAGGAGTGCTGTAAATGCTTTCAGGCTACAAGATGTCCGCCAAGGGTGATACCGGCGAGATCATGCTGTACGAAGACATCGGTGAGGGTTGGTTCGGGGGTATTTCCTCGAAGACTTTCGCCAAGGATTTGCGCGCTCTCGATAAAGTGAAGACGCTGAACATCCGCATCAACTCCCCCGGCGGTGATGTGTTCGACGGCAAGGCGATTCACTCACTTCTCTCGGCTCACGCTGCCCGCAAGATCATCCATGTGGACGGGTTGGCCGCGAGCATCGCCTCCATCATCGCCATGGCGGGTGATGAGATTCGCATCTCTGACGGTGCGATGATCATGATCCATCCCGCTTGGGGTATGAGTGTGGGTGATGCGGTCGAGATGCGTAAATACGCCGATCTGCTTGAGACGATCAGTCTCCAGATGCGCGACATTTACGCTAAGCGCACCGGTAGGGACAGCAAGAAGATTTGGGAACTGATGCAGGCTGAGACCTGGATGACCGCCGCTGAGGCTGTCAATCTCGGGTTTGCTGATGTGATCACAGAGCCGCTGCGCATGGCCGCGTCGATCAAAGACATCCACAGGTTCAAGAACGTCCCCAAGGCCATGACGCCTGTCAAGGACCGCTCCCTGTATAACGCCGCTCGGTCCAAGATCGAAGCGGTGATGAAGAACTCGCGGAAGACCGCGTAGTGCGCCGCTTCGAGCGGTAGTTCAACCGGTCCCGTGCGGACCATGTGAAAGGAGTTGACGATGGACCCCATCGTTGAAATGCGCGGTCGGCTGGAGGAACTTGCTGCCGCTTCCAATTCGATCCTGGCCCGTGCCGATGAGGAAGGTCGTGAACTGACCTCCGATGAGGCTGAGGCCATTGACGCCAACACCGCCGACTACAGCAAGGTCAAGGCTGAAGTCGAGCGTCGTGAGCGCGTGCAGGCCATGAACGCTTCGGCCTCCGCTTCCGAGGGTCGCAAGACCTCCCCGGTTGCCAAGTCCGCCGATGCGCCCCGTGCGTCCGTGCCCGCGTCCCCGAAGCAGTCTGACGGTCTGGCCGGTTTTCGGTCGGCTGGTGAGTTCTTCAGCGCCGTTCGTCACGGTTCGACCCGTGGCGGCGACATGGACAACCGCCTGCTTCAGGCCGCTGCCACCACCTACGGCAACGAAGGTGTCGGTGCTGATGGCGGTTTCGCCGTCCCCGCCGATGTGCGCTCGACCATCATGGCTCGGGTGTTCTCTGAGGACTCGCTGATCGGTCGCACTGACCGCATGATCACCTCGTCCAACAGCGTGACCCTGCCCACCGACATGTCCACCCCGTGGCAGTCGAGTGGTGGCGTTCAGGCTACCTGGGAAGGTGAGGCTGCTGCCATCGGTCAGAGCAAGGTCGCTCTGGAACAGGTGTCGATGCGTCTGCACAAGCTGGCCGCCATCGTCCCGATGTCCGAGGAACTGCTGGAAGACGCCCCCGCCATGGGTTCGTATCTCCAGCGCAAGGTCGCTGAGAAGTTCGACTTCAAGCTGTCGCACGCCATCGCGTGGGGAACTGGCGTCGGCCAGCCTCTCGGCTTCATGAACTCCCCGGCTCTGGTCACTCAGGCAGCCGAAGGTGCCCAGACCGTCGACACCATCAATGCCCAGAACGTGGTCAAGATGTTGTCGCGCTTGCCTGCTCAGAACCGTTCGAGCGCCGTGTGGCTGATCCACCCCGATGCCGAGCCGCAGCTTCCGCTGATGACCCTCGGCAACGCTCCGGTGTATATGCCTCCGGGTGGCATGTCCTCGGCTCCGTTCGGCACCCTGCTGGGTCGTCCGGTCCTTCCGCATCAGGTCTGCGAGACCGTTGGTGACGTGGGCGACATCATGCTGGTCGATCTGAACGCTTACCTGAGCGCGACGAAGACCGGCGGCTTGAAGACCGACGTGTCCATGCACGTCTACTTCGAGCAGGATGTCCAGGCGTTCCGCTTCACCCTGCGTGTCGCTGGTATGCCTTGGTGGTCGGCTCCGATCACCAGCCGTGACGGTGCCTTCACCCAGTCGCCCTTCGTGGCTCTGGCTGCCCGCTAAGTCTGACATTCCCCGCCTGGATTAAGTTCCGGGCGGGGTTGCCCACAGGAGAACTGAGATGTTCAATACCAAGTTCGACGAGGCGGTGAACGTCGTTTCCGCTTTCGTCCCCGTCAACCTCGCCACTGCCGGTGCGGTTGGCGATGTCGTGTCCATGAAGAACTTCGACAAGTGCTCGATCATCATCTTCAACGCCGCTGGTGGTGTTGGCGAAGACCCGATTGTGACTGTCGAGCAGGCCACCGACGTGACCGGCGCTGGTGCCAAGGCTGTCAACTTCACCCGCTACGCCATTAAGAATGGTGCGGCTCTGACCGCTGTCGGCACCTATACCGTCACCACCATGGCGGCTGGCAACACCGTCACCCTGAACGGTGAGGATCAGGTCGTCCTGGTCATCGACATCGAGGGTGACATGCTGGATGTGGATGGTGGTTTCGACTGCATCCGCGTGTCTGTGTCCGATCCCGGTGCCACCGCTCAGTTGGGCTGCGGTCTCTACGCGTTGTCCAACCCGCGTTTCGGCAAGTCCGGTAACGTGTCGGCCATCGTTGACTAATGGGTTGGGTGGGTGTAACAACCCACCCCTCTCATCTGACGGAGAACACCCATGCAGTTCATTAAATTCAATCGTGAGTGTGTTTTCCGCGATACGCTCACCGATCCGGTCTTCAAGGCCGATACGGTCTACCGGCTTGAGGATGATTTCGCACACCGCTGGATTCGTCGCGGTGTCGCTGAGGTTGTCCAGGCCACTGTCAATTCCCTTCCCGACCCGCGTCTCCCTGTGGTTGCCCCTGTTGCCCCTGTCGCTGAGCCGGTCCCTGTCGCTGAGCCGGTTGAGCAGCCTGAGCCTGTTGTCGAGCAGCGCGGGCGTGGTCGCGGGCGCTGGAAATGAGCAGCCTGACCGTCGTCACCGCAGCGACCGATTCGCGTCTCGTGTCGCTTGACGACCTCAAGGCTGAACTCGGTATCACGAATAACGACAAAGACGATCTCCTGGGTGATTTGCTCGACCAGACCTCTGCGGCGATTGAGTCGTATCTGGGTCGTCGGCTCCCCGTCGAGACCGTCACCGAAGTGAGGCGCGACGATGAAATCCCTTACGACGACCAACCCGTCTGGTTGCGCCGCTACCCCGTCAGCAGCATCACGAGCATCGTTGCGGATGGTGAGACCCTTCAGGTGTCGGAATACGACCTTGACGGTGATGATGGTTCGGTGTGGCATGTCGATGGTGATGGCGATGCTGACGCTTGGGGTGCCATCAGGAAACTGATCATCACCTACACCGCCGGGTACAGCACCATCCCCGCTGACATTCAACGGGCCACTCTGGACTTCTCCAAGAGTAAGTATTATTCCCAACTGCGTGACCCGTCGATGAGGTCCGAGGAAATCCCCGGCGTCATCAAGCAAGAGTTCTGGGTTGGTCAGGTTGGGACCGAGATGAACGGCATTCCGAGCATCATCGCGTCGTCGCTCGACACTTATCGTGAGGTGAAACTGTGAACGTCTACAATCTGACCATGAACGGCAGTTCCTCCGATCTCACCGTCACCACCGCCGGTACGACGGTGTGCGATGTGGTTGATGGGCTGAACGGGATGCTCGCCGCGACCGTGCAGTTCCGCTTCGCTTACGGGTCGGGCGGGACGAATTGCAAGGCATATCTCCAATCGTCCGCTGACCAGGGGACCACTTGGTACGACCTCGCCTGCGTCGTGTTCGGCACCGCCTCCGAGATCGAACTCATCAACCTGTCCGGCCTGACCCCCAAGAGCCTGACGGTGCCCACTGACGGCACCCTGACCGACGACACCGTTGTTGATGGTCTTCTGGGTGATCGCTTCCGCATCAAGGTTGTCAGCACCGGCACCTACGCGGGCGGTACTGTTCTGTCCGTGCGAACTGTGGTGCGGTAATGTCTGATCCTCGCGCCGACGCGGTGTTTGCTGCATGTGGGAAAGTCGGGGAGACCGTCATCGTTCGGCGGTTGACCGGCACCGCTGTGCAGATACCGTTCGACGTGACGGTGAAGGCTGTTGTGCGCGGGTACGGCCCCGAGGAACTAGTCGGTGGTGTGCAGCAGGGTGATCGTAAGGTCATCATGTCTCAGCGCGAGATGGAGACTGCTCAGTGGTGCTGGCCGGTCAAGCCGCAAGACCGCATCATCATCGACGGCAAGGCCACGGTGGTGCAGTCGGTCGATGGTCGCAAGATCGGTGAGGACATCGCCATGTACGTCATTCAGACCCGAGGCTGATCATGTCGTGGCTCACCATAACTCAGGCCATCCAGCAGCGGTTCCGGGACAACTGGACGCTCACTCCCATCACATCCGTGGCGTTCGAGAACGAACAGTTCGATGTGCCTGTGGACGGTAACGGGACGGTCCAGGAATGGCTCTACATTGAGATTCTGGGCGGACGTGGTGAGATCGCTGGGTACGGGCGACCGAGCGCCACTCTGATCCGTCGCTCGGGCGTCATCATGTTCCACGCCTTCACCCCGTTGAATAGTGGCGGTTCGAGGGCGATTCAGTTGGTCGAGAGTGCTGCCAGCATCTTCGCTGTCGCGTCGTTCAGCGGCGTCCAGTGCTGGTCTCCCAATCCACCCTCGCCCCCCACGGGTGACACTGAGTTGGGAAATCGCGCTGTGAACGGTTCGTGGTGGCGGTGCTACAGTTCAGTCTCGTTCCAATACGATCTTGCCATGTGAGGTGTGAAATGCTGAAGCCCAAGAACCGCGAACTGCAATACCCTGACGTGTCTGGTGACACGCTGTTCGTCGAGTGGTGTGCTGGTATCGAGTGGGCCACGGCTGCCCCTGCTGACAGCCGTGACGCGCTGCTGAACGAAGTCGTCAAGCGGGCGAAGAAGTTGCTTGACGGCAAGTCGGGCACGTGAGACTGTTGGCTTGACACTCCTAACCGCCCGGTGCGCCAACACCGGGCGTTTCTACGTTTGTGATGGCCACGGTGAAACCCGCTTGAATCAAAGGTTTCGTTACTGAGTGATCCTCGATTCGGGTCGTTCATTGGCCATGGTGGTAGGTGACGCTTGTGTGAGCGTAATGCTTGCCCGCTCCAACCGTTATAGGGTATAACCCCACAGGGGCCGAACCCTTTGGACGGCCATGCTAACCAATGGAGACCTCCCATGGCCTTGGCCGAAAACGTCGCAGCAGAAATTCGGTACGTTGCTGAGAGCACTTGGGGCACCGCCCCCGTTGCCGCCACCACTGTTCAATCCCTCCGTCGCGTCTCGACCACGCTGTCGCTGACGAAGGATACGTATCAATCGGCTGAGGTGCTGAAGCACCGTCAGATCAGCGACTTCCGCCACGGCACCCGGCGCAATTCGGGCGATATTAGCGGTGAGTTGTCACCTAGCACATATTCCGACCTCGTGCAAGCGGCCTTGCGCGGCACTTGGGCGGCTCAGGCCGATGTCACGCATTTGACCGGCGCGATGTCGAGCGCGACTCTCAGTCTCGCGTCCAACGTCATTACCGCTTCTGCTGGTTCGTTCATTACGTCCGGTCTGACCATCGGCATGGTGATCCGTCTGACCGCCGGTTTTCTCGCGGGTAACATGAACAAGAACCTGACCATCGTCGGTCTGACCGCCACGACCCTCACCGTTGTGGGGCATACCCTGGCTGACGAAGCTGGCCCCATCGCCACCTGGACC